GTAAAACGCAGAGCGTTAAACTCACGAGTAAAACTCACAAAACCAGGCAAAGCCAGCAAAACTACGACGAGCGAACGGTCCGCGCCACTATGCGCGTGGCCACAAAGACTTTCGAGCAGCTCTAGCAGGAAGTAGTCAAGACCTAGGGGGTCTTGAAGACGCCAGCTATGCAGCAGGAGCTCGAACAGTGCTGGACCACCACGAAACAGCCCGACAAGGCACTCGTGGACCATGCCCATGCACTGAACGATCTGAAGTTCAAGTACGACTAGGCAACGCAAAACGAGAAAAGGGAGGCAATGCTGGCGCTAGACACGTCCTAGCCTGGAGCTGGGACGGCACTAGCCAGTTGGACGGGAAAGAAAATTCCTTGCAACGTCCATGACCCTCCTCATATGAGATACCTCATACCAGGTTCACGCTGGACTCTCAAACACAGGCCGAACCTGCTATCAGACGGTGTCGACACGATCAAACCAGTTGGAAAGCACCCCCAGGAAGTGGCGGTGCATCCACACGGTGGTCCTGACCAAACCATCGCAGTGGTCGGTGATCCTGCCCTACTCAACCAGCAGCTAATGGGTGTCATGTAGGAAGCCTCCGAGAACGTGCAGGCGCCTGACACCCAGGTAGAGCCGAAGACGCAACACCAACTGCCCGAGAGCCAATCCGTCGAGAAGATGGAGCAAGAGCCCACGGCCACGGTGGTGAAACAGGAAGCCGAACAACTTCAGAAAGAAGAGCCGAGACTGCCACTCAAACGCGACATGAAGGTGGAAGATACCCCGGAGTGGAAAGAGTGTGTAGTCAACGGCGCAGTCGATCTCTCGCAGTTAGCACAAAAGATAGCGCAACAGAAACTGAGCACATAGCGGACTTAACTATCGAGCTTCGAGAGAATGAGGGATAAATAGTCGTGCGGACACGACGTGAATCCAGACGAGCCAAAGTGGCAGTGCGTGTTTGCGAACAGCACGTCTGAGCTCGCTGGTATCACGGGTTGTGGATAGGGAGGACAGCTGGCAAGCGTCGTCTCGATGTAGATCCCCCTACGCGGATGGGTGCAATCGTCCAAGACTAGGACCATCACCATCACACCTGACCCCCACGTGTCTATATCCGCCCCACACTTCTCCGCACCCTTCGAAGCTGTTTTCAAGCAGATGTACAAGATAGACCAGTCAAAAGATTGGTCGCGAACCTGCCTGCTAACCCACCCGAAACTAGTCATGAAAACGTTCCATAAACTTCATCAACGACGTCACGGCCTACTCGAGCCCGCCTACGTCGCGTAGTCACGATTCGTTGAGTGGCAGAGAGAGGGTTGGCTTACAATTTCGCAGGACGACTAAGACAAATAGTCGGTCGCACGGGACAAGAAACGCTAGAGGGACGAATGGACCCACCTCTGGTCCAAGGTCAACTGGGAGAAGCTCATGTCGGATCAGTACGACGAGGAGCTGGCCCAGCATGCCTCACTAGCGTGGTGGCGAGTGGCATATTCCTAAATCATGGAGATACTAAGGAGGGACAAGCCCACAACAAAAATATGGTGCAAACAAGGCCTCCACAGAAGTCCGATCATAGCAATAATACTGTGCTATGTGTTCGGATACTCCGTGAAAGCAATCGGCACACACGCCTATCCCGAGGACAAAAACGTCAAGAGACGCCTCTAGACAATAAATGCTCCACACGGATGCGCCGCAGTCGGTGTAGCCTTCGCGAACGCACCACAGCATTTCTACATCCAGCTTGGAAACCTCAGTCGCTACCGCAATTCCGTCATCGCCGCTACGAAAACCTAATGGCGTCAAACTTTCGCAAAAGATATGACGGAATCGGAGATAGAAGCACACGTTGCGCTAGCCGACTACCTCGACGGACTGTACCATCAGATCCGAGAAGATACGAAGGCCGAGCCAGTGTTCCTACCTGGCATCGATACCCTGGAGGCAGCTGCCGCCTTCCTAGTGAGAAGCAGCAATCAGAGAACTCTCCGGTCGGTCATCAACGATCTCGGGTGGGGCGGCGAAGTGACCGTAACTCCTACCTTCCGCAGAGACCAGAAAGAGTCCACGAAAATGGAGCGAGTGAGAGTTGGACTCGCTACCGCCAAGAAATGGCTCCTGAGATGCTAGACGAAGAACCCCGGGAACGAGGGGGAGAGCGTGGAAATGGCCGAGCAGGGGTCCGCGTCAACACACGTGGACGAGACAGACGTGACCGACGTCCCACTGATCGAGGATGTATAAGAAGACCCACAGACTTTCACAGACTTCAAATCGGCACTAGCAGCCCTACGCAAGCTGGATAAAGCGCTGAGTATCAGAGTCAATGTCAAGATCAATGACGAGAACGGGGTCAGCGACGTGAACCTGACTCTACACCCGAAGGCCGGGCAAGAGGACGACCCGCTGGAAAAGTGGGTCGGACACATGACTCTCGGTCTCACCCTACGATACTCAGACTAGACGAAAAGCATACTCGCATAGAACTAGAGGGCAGCAGGAAGAGCCGAATTCGCCTGGATGCAACGCACCGGAAACTTCCATGTAGTAGTCGAAACTGATGGTCAATACTCACCGGGCATGCAGGAGACAGAGATGTCGTGGGTCACACGCTACGTCACACAAGTGACCGAGCGCGACGTAGCCGGAAACCACACCTGGAGTCGAATCGCTAAGTACTCAACCATGGCTGAAGGCTTGACGAAGCTGAGTCAAGTCCCAACGAGTTAGTGTTTCCGCTGGCCAGGAAGGACAGAAGGCAACTTCTTCAGATGCATCCATGAGATGGCCGATAAGACTTGGTCGAAACAGTTCGGTATACGCCACAACGAGGACCACTACGGCCATGAAGACACGACCCGGAGAGACTGGATTAGCCTGTAATCCATCCCGGAAGCACCAAAGAACGCTAAGCAGATTTGCGTCGACTCGCTCTAATAGTATCCCACGCTAGAGTCCGGCACCGTCTACTCAGGACTCGTTTTCTCGAAGTACCTGACAGAGAACAGCATGTACCCGCTTGACGGAGGCATGATAAATGTCGGACCCGACGGTCTCTACCGCTAGAAAGCTCAAGACAACACCCACGAGTACAAAAGGAACTAGCAGTGGTAGGGATGGTTAAGGAGCGGTGAGAGGAGCCAGCTGACCTGCCAATACCGCGACGCAAATGGCAAATTGGCCACACACATCTTCCGGGTAAAGTGCATAACTAAACCCATACTAGTGGACACGATCGACACAGTAGGGAGCACACATGCCGAAGTTTAATAGGCAATGTTCGAGGCGGTCGACCCAGAGTAGGACCCATCGCCCGAAGACGTCGACGACGAAAAATGGGACGTCATCAGCCCAGGCAAGCTCAGTATCGTTTTCTCGAGGGGCAAGTCCACACTGAAGACATTGCAAGCCGAGTGGGCCCAGACCGGGAACTAGTTCAGCTAGCCTGCCGGACTCATCGCCGCTATTAGCGACTAGGTCTAGGGCAACCATTAGCTTCAGCACGAGAATATGACAGCTGCCGCTAGAAAACTGTTCGGCCAATGGCATAGAGCAGCTGAGCATCAGGGACGTCTCCATCACTAGACGTGCTTCACTGTCTTTGCACGTTCATAAGACCACAACTCCGCCGTTGGTACGAGGGTCATGAACGAGCTGAGCGGCCTGCTTTCATTCTAGCGCTCGGCAAAAGGGGGCATAGGATCAGTAGCAGTTCAAAGCTAGGAGACAGCACCAACCACAGAGGCCCGACTCAAAGCAGGTAGCGGGAATAGTGTGTGGAATGATTTGGTACCAATACTACCACGGGCGATAGCACAACACGTCAACAGCGGAATAGTGGGGGTAACAAGCTCACGAACTACAGAATCGTGGCTCCGTGCTCTGGTGAACGTAATAATAGTCGCCAGCGCCCACGTCATCCTCTGGCTTTTCGTCGTCCAACTCATCCTCCTATTCATGACATTCGCACCAGTCAGGGACGAAAACGACAAAATCGTGCAACTCACAGCTTAGAGCGACGTCGTCAATTCGCTCAAGCACGTCGAAAACACCACCTAAAAGGACGTAGCCGATTGGTGGGGATCTTGGAGGTGGGTGGGCTAAAAGTAGTTCATCACACTTGTGAGCTGGTTTACGACCATAATCACCACATGGGAGATCACCATTCTCTTAAGTATCATCTAGCTTTAAAAATGGCACGAAGACATGATCGGCACATGGTATACCACGTGGTAGGGACAGGGCACAACCGGCAACATAACTGGCACCATCCAGAACGCTATCACTCCAGCCTAGCAGTCTCTGAGCACCTTAGAAGAGCTCCTACACGGAGGAGCTGCCGAGATCTAGCTGGACGGCCGCGAAACCAAACAGACCGAAGAGTGGCTGGCCGCCATCAACAACTCACCACTTGGGCGCATAATGCTCGGGCAAAGCCCGCAACCACCCAACGACACACCCCAAGTCGTTGAAACACACCACACAAAACGCGCCGAAGGGAAGAATGGACTCGAAATCAGGTGCAAAGCGACGAACCACAAACCTCCTGACCTTCGTGACAGCAGCAACATCAGGAAAGTGATAGTTAAGAAGACCATCTGGCCAGACTAGACGAGTGGCACGGAAGAAACAGCAGTGCGAGGCTTCATGGACCCTAAGGGACCACTGTAAGACCACATCGGCATTTTCTCGCACCAAAACACCCCCTACGCCACGCTCCAAGCACTCGTCAACCGACAATTCTGCTAGAACTACCAACTCAGCAAGAGGCAACGGCGGCTACACGCCCAGGCCGCGAGGGAGTATGCGCACCAGATCAACGTCCTCAATCGGGGCTGGAAGCCGATGCAGACCCCGCAGCAAATCATCGACTAACACCGCAAGAAGAAACTGTAGGTCGAAGACAACGAGCGTCAAGGTAACGTGAGTAAGGCATAGCAGCCCATCCATCTAGACATCCAGGTCAAGGGCAACGAATAACAGATCGCCATCGAGGGCGACACGGCCATGGGACGCGCCAGAATTATCGGCGCCCTGACAAGAGATCAAATGTGGCTTGTAATTCTCAACCGGCTATGCCTAGACTAGACCGTCGCAGGACTACTGAAACATCCAAAAGTAGTGTTCGGCTCGTGCAAATCAAAAGAAGACTTGGAGCACGAGATCGAGACAAAAATGATTGCCATGGGCCTAGACGAGGCAGTGGCAGCAGTGTTCGACGGAAGTTCCTAGGACGCTAATCAGGACCCAATGTGGCTATAGCTTGATCAGGTCATGATCTGGGATGTCGTGCGCCTCGTCGAGGCCCATGGCATGGGGTGCCCGGAACTGACCCGCGCGGCCGCACAATCAGCGGACTACTCGATCGACGTGTACATCCGCGACAAGGACGGACTGCCGATGTGGAAGATCCAGACTATAGGTCCGGTCTGGTCAGGAGTTCCCAAACGCACCACAGACGGCAACACACATAGGATGATCTTGCGGCTAGAGGTTCTACTAGCCAAAGCAGGCATCACAAACTAGTTAATCCTGGACGGCAGCGACGACGTTGTGCTCTAACTCCACCCACGTCAGTTAGAGCTCTTCAAACTCGCACTGACCGTACACGCGACTGAGAATGACGGTGGAAACTAGCCACTCTGCTAGAAGCTAAAGTTCCCAGGCACGTTGGGCTTTAAGTAGGCCAACTTCTAGTCAATGAACCTCTAGCACGGCACCTAAGGCCCCGTCATGCTCTCCAGAATCGTTTAACGCCTCTAAACGCTAACAATGGTCTCCGCCAAAGGTGGCAACGACCAGTACTGGCGCGGAAGGGCACTCGCACTTTGGCACCTGCTCGACGAGTAGGTCATGCAAGTGCAGACGACGGAACATGCGACCTAGCTGGCTTGGCTATGGGCGTAATTCCACTCCAGGAAACCAGTGAAGAAAACCAAGGCTTCCATCCGCGGCTAGGCTGACTAAGTCGCGGAGTCGGAATACCGTCCATCCGCAATCAGCGCATCGGTCATCGCTGATGAATGGGCGCAGCTTGACGATAAGGAGGTAGCCATCGCACGTGGCTGCCTATTGCAGACGCTGCTTTGTACGCACCCCGCGTCAATCGAAGTGGCGAAAGCAGACAAGAAGCGCTTCCCTAACGTAACGCAATGGACAGTCG